TAATTTATAAGACTAGAAGGAGAACTAAACCTAATAGAATTTTATGAGACTTTTTGAGACTTTCTCCAGGTCTGAGATTATTCTAAGATAAATCCTGATTCCATATTAATTTTCAGGATTTTCATTTAAGAAATCATTTTCATAGGTATAGAGTGCATGTTCTGAATTTAAGAAAAAGTCCTCAAATAATGTTTCCCAAGTTGGGAACGTTGAATCTTTCACCCATGCATCCAAATTCAACGCAATAATCATATCAGAGAGTAATTTTCTCTTTTCTTCATAAACATCTCGCCCATAAAAGAAGTATTCTCTCACAGCAGATGTAACAACTGATATGATTTGTTCCTCCTCCACAATGGATTTGGATTTCACCCACACCATAAGCATCTTCTCTATCGATTCATGCTCTAGTGGGGCTAAATAAGCACCCACATCTTTATCATAAACCCAAGATCTTTTGAGAAAAGATGCTTGATTTAAAGATAGAAAAGGCACACTTTCAGCTTCTTTGTCAGGCATAGTATAAACAAGCCCAATATCAGCAAAAGCTTGAGTGATTGTGGTGTGATTGTACCAATCTATATTGCGTGACACTGTTAAAATATTATCATCTCCATAAGTTAGGAGTGCAACATTCTTTCGAAAAGATGCAGACTCCTGTTCAGGATTTAATATTATGTATGCGTAACGCATGTATAGGCTATTAACTAAACTATTGATTATAACAGTTAGAGGGTGACCAGATGGATTAGATCCAAAAAACTGAATTAAGTCTCCGTTGAATTCCACTAAAGGAAAAGCTGTATCTATAGTAATGCCATCCAGAACTTTAAGATCCTTTTCTGAAAAATTTCCAGATTTTTCACACATTCTGCGTAGAATTTTAAAAGCTCCCATAATAAATGCAGGAGGCATCGTTTTGTCATAAGCTTTATAATCTCCAGCTACGATTCTATCGACTCCAAACTGGAAAATATATTCACCAAGACCAGCCCATTCTAAAGATTGGGCCACAGTTCCTGGGGCTGCTTCAAAGATAGTTTTATTTCTTTGAATGAATCTAACACAAGATAGTAAATACTTTCTGACAACAATAGAAAAATCTAGAGGTGCTCCAGTAAATACTCGTGTT